AGCTAGGTTGTTTACACCTCGCGCACCTATGCTTTGGTAAGGTGTGGCGTAGACTGAAGAACCAGAGTGTCCTTCGGGTGGCATTAAAGTAGGTATGGTAAGAGTAGCCACTTCCCTAGCTCTTGCTAAGAATGATGTTCTCTCGGTTTCTAGTTGTGTATAGCGTTTCGCTAAGTCACCATCAGTAGGTAGCATTAGCTATTCCTTTTAGTTTGTTTTAAGCAATGTTGAGTCCAACACCTGCACCTGCTACACGTTGGCCTGTTTTGGCAATACGTAAATTACGCTTGCCTCGTTGTTGCTTGCCTTTCTTGACTGCTAAGATATTTTTTAGACCGTCAGGGTTAGCTATTGCACCCGCCTGTTGACCTCCTAATGAGGGGTCTACGATTTTTGGTACAAACTTTGTCCTCGCTGGTGTTGCTGTGACAACAGGGTCAGGTGTACTTGTTGTTTTTGGAGGTACAACAGCAGGTACAGATGGTGATACGACAGTATTCGCAACCACTGTATCGTCCTTATCGTCAGCATTGGCTGGTGCTACTGTAGAACCTACCCCGTTGGCAGCACCTGTGGGATTAGTAACGGTATTAGTAGCTGTACCATCGACAAACGTAGTTGATGTTTTAGCACCTAATCGTATTTCTTTTCCAAAAATATCAAATTTAGGGTCAGTAGTTTTGATGGTCACATCGGGATTGTTGCCAGCATAGTCATATTTGTCGGTTGTATTTTCATTAAACAAACCAGACTTTGAAGTGCTTTTAGTAACTCCGTTACCCAGTGTTGCCATGCTACCTGTAATCTTTTTCAGCTTAAACAGTGCGGTATCTTTGTTAGCTGTCGTGACTACCCTGTCGTTAGAGTATGCTTTATTCATGCCGACTTTATCTTGTGCTGCACCTACTTGGGCTTGGGTTAAGCCTAAACCACCAATATTCTTACCGTTAGCGTCAATTACTTTAGGTGCTATCTGGTTAGCCCAATATGTTTGGTTGTACTTAGACTTACCATCAATGTTCTGCCTAGAGCTAACAATGTTTAAATCGTTGTCAGCTTTTTTGGCTCCGAAGTCTTTTTTCTTACCATTGCCATTACCGTCACCGCCACTTTTTGAATTACCGCCACCTTTAGCATCACACATTAGTAGTTACCTTTTTTACTAGACGCAATAGTTAAGCTAGGTTGAGAAGCACCGCCCATAGTTAACCCTGTTGTGCTAGTTTTTTTATTACGTATACCCCTTTTCCCCTTGGCTTGTTTTTTACGCAAGTCGGATGGATTTTGCTCCATCTGCGACAGGTCTAAACTAGCGGGTGCCCTAGCAGGTGCGGGAGTTGGGGGTGCAGGGGAGGGGGACGAACTGTTAAATAAACACATTATTTGGTCTATTCCTCTTGTTGAAAGTCTTCTTCTGAAATCTCTTTAAGTTTTTCTATGACCCTACGCTGTCCTTGTAAAAATCTAAGTTCTTCTATTTTTATAAGGTGGGTAGGTAAGGTGTCAGGAAATAATTTATCGAGGTGCGAAAGGAGTCCTTGAGAAATACCAAAGGAGCCTCCTAATATAGAATCATGTATCATAGTTATGGTTGCCTGTAACGGTACGTTAGTGGGGTTTAAAGACATTTAGCGTCAATTGCCTGTCTTTAGATTTCTCAAGAATTTCTTTACGTGCTTCGTTATCTAAACTACCCCATTGAGCTATTTCATCAGATGATCTAAAACATCCTTGGCAAATATCGTCAGAGTCTAAGTGACAAATATTTACACAAGGAGAGGTCATTCAGATTCCTTGTGGAGAGCATCATCATAAGCTTGACAAGCTGTTTCGGATTTAGAAAGTAATTCCATGTGTTCGGAGCTATATTCTGAACCTTCAAACTCGTCTGCTGTGACGATACAATCTACGCAGTCTTGTCTTAATAGTTCTAAAGCCAGCCCCCGCACTTGCCCCTTCATTATTCGTAAGCCTCTTCTTTCTCGTCTTCGTACAATACAAGCGCATTGTCAAATTCGTCCCACGAATCCACACCGTAGTACATCAGACACTCTAGTAAGTGCGAGTCTCTTTCGATAGAGTTATAATATTCTTCGTCTACTTCTATACGTCTTCCCATACTGTACCCCTCTGATATAATTGTATTGCGGTGTTTAAGTCACAGCCGAACCCTTCCATAATTTCTTCAAAAGCAGCCATAAACATCATTTTTTTAACTCCTTTTCTATAGATTTCTCTAACCTCTTCAAAGAGCGTGTTGAATTGTAGATGCAATAGCGTAGATGCCACTTCCAGTATAATTTTTTAAACCAATTTACGACTTTCATACAAGATCAACTATTTCACATGAGTCACCCGAACAAGCTAACGTCTGAGAACCTATCGTTGTATCCTCAGTTTCGTAATCACTTAACTTTGCCCAATCAATAGCTTTTGGCATTAAGCTTAAAAATAGCTCATACCTTTCTTTATCACACTGTTGGTAAGGGGCTTGTTGGTAGATGTGTTCTGAGTACGGTAAAAAGCTTACGCCACTCATTTCATCGAAGTTCTTATAGACATAAGCACCTACTTCTAACCATTCATCTGCTAAGACGTTGATGGTCACTGAGGGCTTGTGTTCACAGTAGTGACGTTGATACGCCAACCAAGTGTCTAATTGCTGAATAGCAGTTGTGTTCTCCGTAAGCACTGCTTGCTTGGGAGACTTCTGAGGGAAGCTAAAGACTACGGTTGTGTCAGGTTGATGAGCGCAAGGCTCCCACGGAATCCCCTGATCTTTCATAAACTGCGTAAGGGGGTCATTAAACGCACCGCGTACTGTACGAATGTAGTATTCGCTATGACGAGCATGGATTCCGCTAGCAGAGTTAACTAGCTGACTAACTGTTCCACTAGGTTTAACTGCTGTGATTGCCGTACTTTGTTTAATGCCTAACTTACCTGCCCACTCCTTGTTCACCATCACAGAGACTTCACGCAGACGTTCTAACAGTCCTTGAAGATCGGGGTTGGCGGTGGTAGTCAAAGGGTTATCCATAATCCCCGTTAGACTTACTCCTAGCAGCCGTTCCTCGTTAGTGTTGTCTTGCCAGATTTGACGTAGGTATGGAAACTTGGTGTAGGTTGCTTGTAGAGTCCCAAGTATTGTAGCAATAGCAATCTTACGTTCTAAGTCTTGCTCAGTGTCAGTTGAGCGTATTACGACTTCAGTTAGATTGCAGAATTGGTATGGTCTTAGTATTATTTCTGAACCGATTATGTTCGATGAAAGTCGCAACACTCCCACCAGTTCTCTTATGAACTTCTATACGTCACCGCATAGTCCAGACTATATCATCATCCAATTTTCAGGATGTTACGCTTTTCGAGCATCATTAGCTTATGCCCTACTCCCTTGCGGGATAGTCGTTGCACGTTCCTTACATCGTAAGACATAAGGCTTCGCTCAGGATTGTCTCTGTATTAGAGGTGTTCCCTGAATTAACGCAATTCTTCGGAGTGGGTTTCCCCACTAAGCCGCCATTGACGGGTTTGTTCCAAACTCATAAGTGGCATCACGCCTACCGTTTTTGGCTGCTTGATTCTGGGCAGCTTGGCGGTTGAAGATACCTCGCTCACCTGTACCACTTTCAACTAGACTTAACCACTCTCGCATGAATGAAGTAGAGTCGGGCTTGCTAGTGTAGGCGACTGAGTTGTTAGCTAAATTACGCTGTCCGTTTGCCTCCCAATACGCACCAGATTTGGCATGGCGCATACGATCATCACTAAGGTTAGACAGGCTAATCATAGCTGATCTACGTACACCACCCACCACAACTACTTCACCAATTTTGCACATTATGTCGTGACATTGAAGGCTAGTTAATTTCTCACCCGAAGCTTCTTTAAATTTACTAACTACAAACTGAAACAAGTCCACAAGAGGTGCAGGGCCGCTAGCACGACCACCAAATGTCTTAAGCTTTGCACCTGCGGGGCGCACTGTAGAAACATCCCACTGCGGGATAATACCTGCATACAGTGATTTTATTAAAGCTCTTAAACTTGTTGCCCATCCTTCCTTAGAATCCTCAACAAATATGGCATCACTTATATTAATAAGAGTAAGGGGAACTTCAGGAAGTTTGTTAACGTATTGACGCTCGACTGAAAATCCGACCCCAGTTCCACATAACAAAATAAACATGGCTTCATCGAAAGAACAAATATCATCAACAGGCATGTAGGAACAGTTATATCCCGCAGTGTTATCGCGGTCAAAAGCTTTTCCACTAGACATAATTGCTCTCATGGAGGGCATAACGTCAAGATTAGTAATTGCCTCACGAATTGCCATTACCGTTTCATCTTCAGTAATTTTCGGTAACACTAAATTGTCCACATAACGGTTTACTGTTTCACCCCAGTTTTCCCGCCTGTTTTCTGAATCGAGCCACTTTGCGTAGCGGCTGGTGTGGATAAATGCTTGGTAATCGTTGGGAAAGTAATTCTTCATGCTTTTCGGTATTCCATTTCTAAGTCTGATATTAGTTTGTTTATGTAGTAACGCGCTTTTAATAAGTCCTGCATTGGTGTGGCCTTTAGCGTATGCCTTGTCACATACTTAATGACGTTGCCCTCACAAAAGCTCATTTCATGTGCGCGTATATAATCTATTGGCTCTATTGATGCGGTTGTGTAATGAGGGGGAGTATTAATTAAATCAACTTCAGGTTTTGTATGTCTTTTCATTACACTAATTCCTTATCAATTATTGGTGGATTCCACAAAATTGGTTCATCGTTGTATAAATCGGATGTGAGTATCCGAGCCATTCGTGCATTAAGGAGTGCATCTTCTGCATCACCTTTATAAGCTTTCACAACACCCTCCCATAAAGACTCAGGGGTGCCTCGGTGCTTATCTATAATCTTTCGTGCAGTGACTTCTCCAATACCCTTACATCCGTAATATCCGTCTGTAGGGTCGCCTTTTAAAGCCTGAGTTATGAAGTTTTCGTAAGCTACTTCAGGAGTAATGTGCAGGATTGCACCGTCCTTCCAGATTCGTGCATCGGGAATCGTAACCATGTCTTTATCGTCACTTACAATGAGATAACGGTCAGGCTCTTGGGTAGCAAGGATACCCATTGTGTCGTCAGCCTCTAAGCGATCTAGTATTACGTGATTAAACTCTTCTTTAATAAACTCAAAGAGAGGGCCAAGGCATAAAGGCTTTCTTGTTGACTTGCGGTTTGCTTTATAAAGAGGGTTAATTTCTTTTCGGAAATTGCGAGGGCTAGATATAGTCACAACAACATCACTAAGACCTGTCTCTTTTTTAATCGACTCGACTTTACTTACGAAAGCAGCAAATACTTCATTCTCGTAGCAATGTAACGTCCATAATCCATCACCCCAATGAACGGGCTTTTCTAGTGCTGCTGCAATGCGGTAAGCAATTAAGTCACCGTCTAGTAGAAGAGTATTACGGTTATCTGCCATGAGAATTTCCTTATCTAATTAACGAGTCTAAGTGAGGGCGGGGTTGGTTTATCTAGTTTTTCAGCCATTAATTCTGACATTTCTAAGAAGTAATCTAATGTGTCAGGATTAGTAGCTATGTCTAAAACTGCTGCATAAATTGCGGCTGAAACATCGTTTTGATCTTCAGATGCTGTACCATCTACTTCACCTTTAAATTTAATAGAGGTACAGTCCTCTTCAATCGTAATAATTAGAGATACGCGGTTGGTATCCATATAATTTCCTGTTACTGAAGGTTGTTAACAATATTAATTGCGGTTTGATCGTCCACACAAAACCATTCTTTATGTTTGCCTGAACAGACTAGACTTAGTTCGCTATGTGCAGCCTTTTCTAAAGCGTGTCTGTCGTTAGCTTCAACAAAATGTATTACTGAATAATCACGTTGAGGACTAGCTGTTTGATAGGTGTTAAGTCGGTCTACTGCGTCTACTGCTTTACCTACTTTGACCCAATCGGGCCACGCAGGGTTTTTAAGTAGGTATACATGGCCTACAGGAAACTTCTCGTAGACCATTTTGGACTTTAGTTTGTAGAGCTTTAATAAACCCTTTTTACCCATACCCTTTTTCTTTAACTTATTTTCTAGCCTCCGAATGTCATAGCAATTTTTACACTTGTAATGACACTTAAGAATAAACGAGGGATACCAGTTGTCGTCATGCAATGCTGTGTCACATTCGATACAGCTTTTAATGGGTTTCGGCCCAACTTCTGCCAATGTTGTAGTCGGCATCGAGTCTAATTCCAAAGCTGTAGTATTCGCCTGTTTTCCGCATTGCGTCTTGTGCGTATTTTCCAAATTGATCTCCTGTACCTTCTTTAACTAATACTTGAATTTCGTCATGCACCCACGCGACTTGCTGGTAGTCTTTACCATGTAGGTAGCCGTGGGCTTTACAGATTGAATGAAAGATAACTACCCATCGTTTTGCTAGGATTGCGCCACAGCTTTGAAGCAGACTATTGAGTGCTGCGTGTTGGTGTCTCACTGGGATATGGCGATTATCGAGTGCCTTGATCTTGCCCTTCTTAGCTTGATCTTGTACTCGTTCTTGAAGCCTCTTGAGAGCAGGTAGACCGTCTAGGAATTGATTCTTAAGTCGTGTACCTTCTTTGGAACCTTTGCCCACAATAGAGCCAATCTTTGCGGAACCTGCCCCATAGAGCCAACCGTAAATAAAGGTCTTTGCTTGGGAACGTGTTTCTAAACCTGCTGCCTCTTGGTTAGCTGTGTGTATGTCACCATCAAGAATCACCTTGCCGTAGGCTCCCTTATCCCACTCCGACATATAGTGAGCAAGTGCCCGTAGCTCTATTCCACTTTGGTCACTACCCATTAACTCCCACCCTTTCGGGGCATAGAACAACTCACGGCACTCCTTTCCGTACACTGCTCGTTCACTAGGCACCTGTTGAATGTTCGGGTTACTGGAAGTGCTG